AGCATTAGATGTGCCAGTGTCGGCAACCCAGCCACCAATCTTCTCTGCCGAACCCGAGCGAAAGCGCACTTTGTCGCTCTCAAACCAACCGCCCTCATTGGCGAGCGTGGTGGACTCTCGGTTTACACCGGGCCGGAACTGGAGTTTTTGTAGAGGCATGGTTCATTTTCCCACGTATCAGGCGAAAGGTCGAGTGCCTGCTTTGTCAATGATAAGCGCCTGCCTGCGAGGGGGTCCGTCTGGCGTGTTTGTCACACTGATATGCGTCCAAGCATCAAACTCACGAATGATCTGGTCAAAGGGTAAACCCGCAGCAATAACTGCGCGTACCACAGCATCAGGAGTCATCCCGGGAACACGTAAGTCTGCCGCGCAGCCGATTCTATGCTGGCTCGTGTCTTTGGAGCCAACGCTGTCGTTGACTTGTTTTGACCGGAAGGCGCTGTTGACCATGACGGGTTTGCCATCCAACGCTTCCTTGACCTGCTCCAAGAACTCGGCAAGTCGTTGTAGGTTGGCGGTCTCGGCTTCGTTTGGCGTATTGTCAAACTGTCGGTGGCTGGTGGCAATCAGTTCTTCCAGCGTGAAGTGTTCGGTGAGTTTCATTTCTTAGCCTTCATATCCATGATTTTCTCAAGCGTGCGGCCACCAAAATAGAAGCTCATCACCAGCATGCCCCACTGGCCCAGCAGGGTGACGTAGACTTCGTTGGCGTCCAGTTTGAAGGCGCTCATCATGGCAAACACGAAGTAACCAATAAAGATGGCGACCAGTGTCATAGGCCGGATGTTTTTGGAAAGCCAAGAGTCTGAAGACATATCCGACTTCAGCCGGTCGGTCAGGTTGTTCTGCTCGGTCTTGTACAGGTCCGTGTCGTTTGCCATCTTGGCAAGCTCGCCATCCTGAGCCATCTTTGTTAGTTCAAATTGCGCCTTGGCTTTGGCCTCTGGATCAGGAATCAGTTTGTCAATGAGCTTACCGCCCACGTTTAAAAGTGCGTCAAGACCAATCATTGTTTACTCCTAGAAAGCATGGTTGCTGCGATTTGAAGCATGGCGCGGGTGTTGTCCATGTCTTCTGGCTGGGTAGCCCATCCGACTGTGATCTGCCCAACAAACCTGCCCGGCTCCGGTGGAACACTGATACGGCACGTATAGGTAACGCCCTTGGCGATGTACCACAAACCCATTTCCGACTGCGCTGATTTGTACTCGCTGCATGGAATCTCATTCGCCATGAGCTTGACAACATCAGAATTGTTGCCTGCGTTCTGTGTAAACAGCCCCACGTCCAGCCCGTCGTTTGTTTTGTCCCTGCCGTCTTTAGCATAGGCACGGTGCAGGATGCGCGTGCCAAACATTGAATTGACTTTGAACACCGCCACGATCTGTGCGCCAGACTGCTTGAACAAATGCGCGGCAGCATCTTCAACGCGGTCTTCAGCGATGCTGGGAATCTTTCTGGACTCCTTGTACGCCCCTATTAACAACTCTTGGTTTGTATATACAAAGTATCCCGCAAAGGTTAGGACGGCCATGAGCACCATCGCAAAGAGACGGAACGGGCTGCTGACATACGCCAGCACCTTGTCAACTAGGTTTAAACGCTCGTCGCTCATCTTTGCTGCTCAAGGATGCCAATGGTGAAATACAAGATCACCCCGACCAAGCTGAAGAAGATAACCGCCAGCAAGGCCAACTCAATCACATCGTCCATCTCTTGCTTGCGCTTGACCGCAGCCTCACGCTCCCGCCGCGCATCATGGGCAGACTCCACATCCATTGCCGCTGCTCTGGACTTGATTCTGTTCCAGACGTCTATTTTCCCCGCTTGCATAAACAGCAGTTGTAGCTCATCTTCAAACCGCTTGGCCTGATCCAGCGCCATCTCAATCTGGATAGCCGTGCCCATGCTGGACTTGGACTTCTTAGCCTGAACAACAGCCTTGGTAGCCGTGGACTTGGCGTCAAAGTACTTGCCCAAAACGGGACCAAGCGACGACACATCATCGACAGTCTTGCTGACCTTCTTGATGAGCGCAACTGCTGCCTGTATGCCTGCTAGGGCCGTGAGTGGATCAATCACTTTCGGTCTCCGCTACTTTCTTCGGTTCAGGTTTGTTTTTCTCCCGCCACTTCAAGCACCAGACTTCTTTGCGATCAGATGACCATGACCACCTCACGCACTCAAATACGGGCGCAGGAGCTTGCGCCACTGGGGGTGAAGGTGGCAGGGCATCCATGCACGTTAGACTTTGCCTTTGACAAACATCACGGCTTCACAGGCCAAACAATTTCAGTCGGAAAGCCTGATTGCTGAGGCACATCCCGCAATGCTTGACGGTAGGTTGCCCACAAATCTTTAGTAGCTTGCGGAACATCAGCGGCTTGCGTCCAATCTGTTTGAGCTAATAAACTGTTACGCCTTGAACGAGCCGCAGCAGCAAGTTGCTCTAAAGATTCCTCAATCTGTGGAGGCTCAACAAATTGGCTGCCAATATAAGACCAACCGATACCGCACATTGACCATGCGCCAGCAATACCGCCTGTTGGAATGTTAACAATGTCGTAGTTCTCTGGTGGGAAGTTAATCAATGTGCCGATGTCGTCACTGTCCAGCAAGATTACATTTTCAATCAAGCCAGTGGTTTTGTTGTAATAAGCGTAGTCGTTTAATGCCATGATATTTCTCCTTACCAGCTAGTTAGAATGGCTTTACCAGCGCCGCCAGCGCCGCCAGTTTGGTTAGGGGACTCACTTGCGCCGCCACCGCCACCGGGTTGAACACCAGCGCCAGCGGTAGCAGCAGCACTACCAGCGCCACCGGCCCCGCCGAATATAGAAGCCCCACCAGCAACACCGGAACCGTGAGAGCCGCCGCCGCCGCCGTATATAGACCCACCGCCAGTTTGGCCGTTCTTGTTACCACCGCCGCCGCCATGAAAAATACCAGCATTAGCACCGCTGCTAACTGCGCCTTCCCCAAAACGCGCAGTATTATAAAAAGCAATATTAGGGTTGCCCCCTGTAGGCCGACTACCTGCGCCGGTTGTTCCACCGCCGCCGCCACCGCTGAGGCCGTTTGTTCCACCGCCAGCGCCACCATATACGTTAAATGCTGCGCCGTTAACAGTCAGTGTTGTAGTGCCCCCATCGGCGCCATTTGTAGTAGTTGTAGCGCCTGTGCCGCCAGTACCTATTGTAATTGTTTGTGTATTTACTTGAGAAATTGGCACAGTAACTTCGTTGTAAGCACCGCCCCCAGCAGCGCAAGCGTTAGGGTTTATATTGGTCCTTCCCCCTCCACCTCCACCGCCCCATATTTGAACGCGGACCATAGTTTGACCGCCAGTTGGTTTTGTCCAAGTGCCTGTAGCCAATAGGGTTTGTACATCTGCCGCTGTTGATGCTCTGGTTGCTTGAGTTGTGGCATCACTAAAGGTAATGCCGGTTGATGTTAAGACTGCCATCTATATCTCCTTTAAGGGGTGCCGCCTGCGGTTACGTTTCCAGAAACAATTAAATTGCCGCCTAAATCTAGCGACATTTTAGTCAGTGTTTTGTACTTAAAATTTAGCTTGGAGGTAGTTTCTGTTTGAACCCCCGATTGCACACCAGACGTATTAACTAGCGTGTACCAAGTGGCAGTCTGGACTCCTGACTGAGTGCCGCTGGTGTCAATTGCCACGCCGCCTGATGTCGCCGCAACCTCAAAGGTTGTGCTTGTTCGGTTAACTGCGTAATAGGTTGTACCTGCGGTCAATCCGGTTGGCAACGCGCCCGTTGTTGAAAAGATAACAATATCACCATTGGCAGGTGCGGAAAACCCGGATACAACTCCCGGCGTGGCAATAGTAATATCTACGATTTGCGTTGTGCCAGCCGTTGTAGCTAGATTATATGTTGTAGCTGTGCGGCCATTAACATAGTACGCTTCGTTTAATGTTATGCCTGTTGGCAAAGCGCCCGTCGTAGAAAACGCAACTGGAGTATCGTTTGCCGGAGCCGTAGCCACAGTAACTACCGCAGGAGACGCAATAGTTATCGTCGCTGTCTGTGTGGCAAATGTTTCATCTGCGGACCAGTTTGTGGGATTAAATGGCGGTACTTGCGCCAAAACAAACGCACATGTAGCCAACGCAGTTGTGCTAGTCCCCACGGGGGCCGTTATGCCTAAAGACACGGGTGTCAGCGTCAGATTTCCCGTCCCCACCGCAGTGATATTTGCAGCGGCCCCGCCAACACTCGTGGACAGCTTGATTGTCTGTGAACCCGAATAGGTGCCGGAGATGGTTGTTGACGCTACGGTTTGTGAGGCAACAACGTTATATGTGCCTGCACCACCAGTGCCAGTGCCCAAACTAGCTACGGTAGTAGAGGTAACGCCTGCGCCTGTGATGGCGGTTCCTACACCAATAGAGCCTGCCTGCACTGCCGATAT